TAATAATTCAACTACAATTCCAAGTTCCGATAACATTAGAAATGTTGGTTATGCAGCTAATGCTTCTGATGCCGCTAGAAACTCAGAGGAACCGGTATATCCGTGGCCTCAGATTTTTGTTGAGAATAATATTACCCAAGCAACCAGCACTACTAATAATTTTACACCAGGAAAAAACAGGTATGAACTTGCTTATCCTGGTGACCCAGCTATTGTAAATTTAACCAAAGGCTATTTGTATGATAAGTGGCCGGAGGTAGAGTTTGTTGAAGAATATCTAAAAGGTGTTGCTCAAAAATTCCAACCACCAGTTATTCAACCTCCACAAGAAAACTCCGGGCAAGTAACTTCTGTATTGAACATCAATGCCATTGAATTCCCTTATGTAAATTTTGCATACCTTAACAAGGAAGAAGTTAGATATTTTTACGAAATTTATGAAAGAAGTTTAATTTATTCACGTTATTCAGGGTTTGCAAGAGCCGTAAATTCCCCCCTTGAAACGGGGATAACTGAACTTATTGCCAATGTTGAGTCAAATAATATTACAACCAGCTTAGGCGTAAGTGCTCCATATTTGATTTTAAAGTTAAAAAACTTTCCATTTACCGCCAACAATTATCTTACCTTTTTGCAAGGAATTTCAAATGATGGAACTGGAAGAGATTGGAACAACCTTGTAAGGGATTATTACGTTACCCCTTATCTCAGAGATGAAATTGCGAATAGCTCCTCAATATTGTCCATGGAGTCATTGTCAACTTCGGTGCAAACTCAGAATGTCTCGCTCCCGCAACTTCAATATTTGAATCAATTGTTGGAGACCACAAATACAAACATCCCAAGGGTAACTGACACATATCCATTTACTGATGAATTATGGAATGCAACATATCTTAACAATTTTCAATTCACGGGTGACTCAAACAGAGTTTTCAATACCACAAGAACATACAAAGTATATCAACCTAAAAACTTAATTACAAACTTTACGGACCTAAACAATAAGACTGAAATTAGACCCGTTACGACTTTTTCTTATCTTGAGGTTACAACCCCTAATCCCGCTGGAGAGATTGAAGATTTTTATTTGGGAAGAAGTGCGTCAGAACTTTTACCAACGGAGGGCTTTGTGGAGAGAGGTTCGCCGAATGTTTTGAATAGCACAACATCAATGCTCAATACTCCTTACTTTGTAAACGCAATTCAGTACGGAGTAGAAAACCAAAAGAACACCGTTAATGCCCCATACAAACAAGCGGCATACCTCTTCTTAAACTCCTTACCATTAGCAACTCTTAAGGAGAGGTACAAAACGCTTAACTCAGCCAATCCTATGGACTACATCTTTGCCAGTATGAAAAAATTTGGTGCAGTTCATAGACTACCATATGTTTGGATATTGAAGTATGGTTCAATCTGGCACAGATACAAAGAGTTTGTGTCAACAGGTCAGGACATGTTATCACCAATTTGGACTAACTTTGATTATATCAACAATTACGACCCAATCAATGGTAACACTGGAGCTAGTTATACCCTCAATGGTGTTGGAACAATAACTCTTCAAGAACAAGAGTTGTCAATAACAAGCTTGTATGATGAAATGCAAGTTGGGTTTTATCCAAAGACCATTAATGATTTTAATTACTTTTTAAATGGCACTGACCTTTGGACTAACTACACAGATAGTGAAATCAATCAATCAATTGCACAAGGATTTAAAGTACAAAACCTCAGCCAGTCAAACATATTTGTCTCAACAGTAGACACAACAGGTCTAGAAAGAATTATAAATATAAACACTTACAGCTGTTTAGTGCCAGATACGGTCCAACCATCAGACCCTAATCAACTTGTCTGTAATACACCACCAGCCACTCCTCAGACCAACTACTATATTCTCCCGTCGTTTGGAACAACAGAGAACGAAGTGAGAGAAGCCCTATTTAACAGCGCGGGAACTCTAACAGGGGAACTATTTAATAATCCAGCTTTGTTTAACGGTTCTGTGAGAACCTTCTGGAAAATGCCAAACTATGGTTATTTGGATACAACAGATATTCAAAGACCAGATTATGATGCTTATATGAACCTCATCCCAAGACAAGGGGATGTAGCGCCATTTAAACTTATATTACCAACAACATCCTTAGCCGTTACGGACAATTATTCAAAAATTGACGACCTTTTGTCCGTATATGAAAAGCAAGTGTTGGATTTGTTTGAGAGAGAATTTTTAAAGTTTTCACAATCAGTATTGAACTTTGACCCAGAGGTCGGTGACGGAGACTTTATAATTGACGATTCAAGAGCCACAACAAGAGGTGTAAACTCTCAGAGTACAACCAACAACCAAAACTACAGAAACTTCCAGCTTCTATTTCGGGAGCTTATGAGCGTACCGTTACCTTCATCCTTTGCAACGCAAGAAGACTTGTTCAAACAAGTTATTGACACCCAGTTCTCCAAGTCTATTAGTGAGATACAAAACCTAATGGATTATGATGTGGCCTTTAGATTGGGTAACCCAACTCAATATAAAAGAAGAGAAACTGATTCATATTTGAGTTATATCCTAGGAACCGGTAATGTTATTGACCCCATTCCTTTTGAAGCATACGTAGCAAATTCTTTACCAACACCCGGAGGGACGACCACACTTGTTCAATCACAAATTGCCAATCCGGCTGCTTGGGAAGCTTTGCAGTTAAATGTTGGCTTCTCGACAATTCCAGAGCTTACTTATGGAAATGGGGGGTCATATATCACAGATTTTTTCGTTGATAACAATATTGCATTCACTCAGCAAAATGTTGAATTATTAGCTCCGATAATAAAAATGTACGCAACTCAAAAACTTGATGACCCTACAATTACAAGTGATACGTTTGCAACATCTATACAAAATTATCTAGGGGTAACAACTGATTTGCAGAATACTGCTTTGGATAATACTCTAACAATTATTAGAAAAGAATTACCAAACATTACCGAGTTACCTGAGAGAACAATTCAAAGTAAGTTTGATTCAAAGCAAAGCAAAGTTGAACTTTATGAAATGTTCAAAGCTTTGAATGATAAATGGATTGCTGGTTCTGATTTTACGAATCAAACTTTGTTTGAGGATATCTTGTTTTTGGATAGAGCATCCAGAAACATAGGAGATAAGATTATTTTGGATATTTTCAACCTACAAAAATTGGTTAACCCTGAAAATTTGAACTACAACATGAGTGTGTTTCTGTTTATTAGTGGTATACTCACAGAAAACCACTTCTCCGTTATGCCAATGCCAGCCTACGTGAACTTCTATAATGTTCAAACCGTAAGCGCTAATGCACAACCAAACATTGAACCAGGAAGGGACTTTGCGAACAACATGTGGGGAACGTTCTTAAGTGTTGATTATAGAAACTCAGGGCCAAAATTAGTTTGTTTTTATACGGAAAGACCATCAACTTATGTTGATTTGAGGGGAGAAACTAAGAATTATCTTTTCAGAAGTGATGCTTTCGATTTAAGAGAGGCAGAACTAAATCCTTTGATTGAAGACCAAAGAGATAAACAAGATTGGTCTATTTCGAACCGAGTAGTTGGCTTCAACGTAGATATTGGAACTAGAAATCAAAATGTTTTTTATTCCTTCAGTATTAGTCAAGACGGTGGTAAAGCAACTTCGGAATCCGTTCAACAAATTAATTTGATGGCTGCAAGTGCGGCTGGAAGAACCACTGCAACACAGAATGTTTCATTGTATAACATTTACAAAAATATGAGTTACCAGTGTGAGGTAATTTCATTTGGTAATGCATTGATTCAACCAACGATGTATTTCAACCTAAGACATGTTCCATTATTTAATGGTTCCTATATGATTACTGAAGTTAGTCATACAATAGCGCCTGGAACGTTTCAAACTAAATTTAACGGAATAAGACAGAGTGTTTTTACACTTCCGTTATTGGAGGGTTACCTGCAGGCAATTAATAAAAATCTTGTAACCAAACTATTGTCAGCAAACAAACAATCAAGAGATATTTCAAGAGGGACAACTACAACGACCACTCAAGGTAACAACGCAAATCTTTCGACAGACACAAGAACAAGTGGTGCTACTCAAAACTCATGTATGTCAAAAGTTCTGGAGGAACCATACTTAAATACTTTGGGTTATGAATCGGTGGCCGGAGTTACAACGTCAATTAACACTGCTGGATTTGTTTCGTTACTGAACCAATCAACAGACAGTGATGATTTGAAATTTATCATTTTTGTGCTCTCTTATGCATCCAGTGGTGTAGATAACAGATTTGAATCTGCAAATAATAATTATGGAAAGATAACTTTGAACTATGACTACGGTGCTACTGCAGACCTTTATTTCCGAAGGTCTTATGTTTGTAGAAGTATGAAAACATTAAACACTACCGAAGTATCTATGCCATTTGCTGTGTTTGACGGTGCTCTAGCCTACATTAACTTTGTAAGAGACCGTGTTACAAATAGTTTAGGTGAAATTCGTCAAAAGAGTATTGAAAGATATTATCTTCAAAACTGGCCATACCCAAGAGGAACTTCACAAACCCAAAATCAGACTCTGGCGGCTAGTCTAACAAATGCCGTAATTTTGGCAAAACAACTTGGACTAACAACTACAATTCCTATTTTTACACCAACAATTACGCCTACACCGGTTCCTAACAACATAAACCTCATCAACACTGTAACTCCAACTTGTACCTAATACTAGTTTGAGTATATTTATAATAAAACACACATATGAATACTCATTCATTATTAAATCAATATCTTGGGAAACAAACTAGAGTTTCTGAAAAAGATAATGGAGATGGCACTAAGCAAGTCTGTGACTTAGATACCGGAGATTGCTATACCATTCGTGATAGAGATGGTCTAATCGAAAGAGCCGGTTATGATGTTACTCTCAACAGAAGAGTACGCGTAGAAACACCAAACGGAATTAAAAATTTATTAAACGGTTAATCCAATGAGCATTGATAAGAAAATATTAAAAGAGATTGAAAGACATCATAAAATCAACAAGTACATTCTAGAACAAGAAACTCCTTTAGTTCCTGGATTACCCGAACCGGAAATTGATGCTGCTTCCCCAGCACCAGCGGCACCAGTAACACCAGAAAAGATTGACTTGACTGCTGACACTGAAGTTGAAAAAATTACAGATACTGCTGACACAAGTGAAAGCGGAACAGAACAATTAGATATTACGGACCTCGTTAATTCACAAAAAAAAATAGAAAGTAAGCAAGAAGAATATTTTGAAAGTCTATTTGGTTATATTAAAAACCTTGAATCGAAACTTTCAGAAATGGACAACTTAGTAAACAAATTAAACGATATCGAATTTGCACTCGAAAAATTTAGACCGAAATCGGCAGAAGAAAAACTAGCTTTAAGAACGATTGATTCAGGACCATTTAACAAGAAACTATCCGATTTTTTTGACGATAAAAAAGAAGATTGGGAAAAATCTGGTAAGCATGAATACATTTTAACAACAGATGATATTGAAGGGATAAGTCCAGCAGAAATTAAAAAAACTTTCCAACCAAGCAATAAAAATCAATTACCTTACAAATTTTGATTATTTCGAATTTTATACTATAATTGAGGTTGTGGCAACACAACCTTTTTTATTATTTGACAATTTGAAATCAATTTTCTATATTTCATTAACTAACTTAAATTAATTTTCTATGAGTTCATTAGATGCAGTACTAGCACAGTACGAAAAAAACCAACAATCCGGAAGTGCAAACTTCGGAAAAATGTCTCAAGACGAGCGTTTGAAAAAATATTTCGCGCTTATCCTTGATGACAAATCAAACTCGGGCACCCGCCGTGTCCGCATTCTCCCAACACAGGATGGCGGGTCACCCTTCAAGGAGGCTTGGTATCACGAAATCCAAGTCGGAGGAAAGTGGCAAAAGTTCTACGACCCAGGTAAAAATGACAACGAGCGTTCACCTCTTAACGAGGTTCATGAAGAGCTTATGTCTACCGGTAAAGAATCAGACAAAGAGCTTTCTAAACAATACAAGTCTCGTAAATTCTACATTGTTAAGGTTATTGACCGAGACAACGAGGCTGATGGAGTGAAGTTCTGGCGCTTCAAACACAACTATAAAAATGAAGGTATTCTTGATAAGATTATTCCTATTTGGCGTAATAAGGGTGATATCACTGACCCAGAAAAGGGACGCGACCTCATTATTGAACTAAGTAAGCAGAAGACACCTAAAGGTGCTGTATACACTACTGTATCAACAATCATGTATGATGACCCCGCACCTATTCACGAGGACAAAGCAACTATGGATAGTTGGGTAAATGATGAACTTGACTGGCAAGATGTTTATTCTAAAAAGCCGGTTGAGTACCTGGAAGCTCTTGCTCGTGGAGAAGAACCACGTTGGGATAGCGAAAAAGGTGGTTATGTTTATGGTAACAACGAAGTTGGAACTGAAACCTTTGGAGGTACAGCTTCTAACAACAGTTCAAACTATAAAGACCCTCAGGCAGATTCTACTCCTGACGAAGACCTACCATTTTAATTTATGTTAGTTGGGTGGGGGAAACCCCACCCTTTTAATTCTTACGATTATGACAAAAGAAACTAAACAAAAAATGTATGAGAGCCTCAAGTTGAAATATGAGGCTCAAATTGTGGAAGCTGAGGCGACTCTTATGATTTATCTCGAAAATGCTGCTGGCATAGGAGAACATCCCCAAATTATCGAAGAAATGGATAATTTTGTGGAGAAATTAGCCAATGCAAGTGATAAATTACAAACCTTTAACGAATTCTGGAAATACTATGGCAATAAAGAAAACAACTGATTTTTCTTCATTTAAAAAGAAATATTCAACTTCGGCAAAATATAAACCTCAAAGGTTTTTTGACTGTGGTTCTGATTTCTTGGATGCTGTGGGTTTACCGGGCCCGGGTATTGGACATATCAATATGTTCTTGGGTCACTCCGATACGGGTAAAACAACTGCGATGATTAAAACTGCAGCCGATGCTCAAAAGAAAGAGATTCTACCCGTGTTTATCATCACCGAACAAAAGTGGAGTTTTGAACATGCTAGATTAATGGGCTTTCAATGTGATGAGGTAGTTGACCAAGAAACGGGTGAATTGGATTGGGACGGGTTCTTTATCTTTAACAACAACTTTGATTACATTGAACAAATCACAGACTACATTAACAGTTTGTTAGATGCTCAAGAAAAGGGTGAATTGGATTACAGTTTATGTTTCCTTTGGGATTCTGTGGGTTCAGTACCTTGTAAGATGACTTATGATGGTAAAGGTGGTAAACAACATAACGCGTCGGTTTTATCTGACAAGATTGGTATGGGTATCAACCAACGTATCTCAGGTTCTCGTAAAGCAGATTCAAAGTATGAAAACACTTTGATTGTTGTTAATCAACCTTGGGTTGAACTTCCTGACAATCCGTTTGGTCAACCTAAAATTAAAGCTAAGGGTGGTGAGTCTGTTTGGCTTAACTCATCTTTGGTGTTCTTATTTGGTAATCAAAAAGGTGCTGGTACGACCAAGATTACAGCTACTAAGGACAAGAGAACTGTGAAGTTTGCTTCTCGCACCAAAATCTCCGTTATGAAAAACCACATCAATGGTTTGGGATATGAAGACGGAAAAATTATTGTTACTCCACATGGTTTCTTGGCCGGTAAGGATACAACAGAAGAGAAGGCTTCTATTGAGGCTTACAAGAAAGAGTATTCTGACTATTGGAAAGAAATCATTGGAAGCGATGGTGACTTTGTTTTGAAAGAAGACAAGGACCCAGACGCACTTTAAATTGCTTTCAGACATATCATATTCAAAAACGAACTGGTTAGGTTCCGATTTAATCAGTCATTTTTCTTTTGTACAACAATTAAAAAAATATAATTGAAAACTCTATTAGTTGATGGAGATAACTTATTCAAAATCGGATTCCACGGAGTCCGCGACTTATTTGTTGAGGGAAACCACATTGGTGGAATCTACCACTTTCTCAACACACTTAGAAAACAACTTGTGGACAATGAATATGACAAAATTGTCGTGTTTTGGGATGGAAAACATAACTCCAAAACTAGACGTGAATTATATCCTGCATACAAGCTGAATCGTAAAAACAATATGACTGAAGAAAAACTTGAGTCTTATCATTCACAAAAATTTCGCGTTAAACAATACCTTGAAGAAATTTTTGTTCGTCAAGTTGAAATAGAAGGTAATGAATCGGATGACCTCATCGCATTTTATTGTCAAATTTCAAGTGATGAACACAAAACAATTTTTTCTTCAGACAAGGATTTGTTGCAGTTGATTGATAAACACACAAGTTTGTATTCCCCATTACAAAAATTTACCTATAAAAATGGTGACTTAGTAAAATTTGGTAATTCATATATTCCTCACAAAAATATATTGGTTGTCAAAATTTTTTTAGGAGACCAAAGTGATAATATTCAAGGTATTAGTCGTCTTGGAGAAAAAACATTTGTAAAAATTTTTCCTGAGGTACTTGAAAAGTCGGTTTTAATTTCTGATATTTTAACTAGAACAAAGAGTTTAATAGAAGAAAATCCAAAACAAAAAGTTTTAAAAAATATTCTTAATGGTCTAACAAAAGATGGTGAATTAGGAAATGAATACTACATAGTAAATCAAAAAATAATGGACTTGAGTAATCCATTAATAACTGAAGAAGCCAAAGAAATCGTACGACAATATTATAGTGAATCGCTTGACCCAGAGGGAAGAGAAAGAAAGACGATAATAATGATGATGATGGAGGATGGTTTCTTCAAATATCTCCCGAAAACAGACGAAGCGTTCGTCGAGTTTTTAAAACCCTTTTTAAAACTAACAAGAAAAGAAAAAAGACAATTTAATCAAACTAAATTTAATTAAACATGAAAGAAGAAACTCTAATTAAAATGGAATTTTTGTTGACCCTCAATGATAATATTGTGGTACAACGTTTTTTTAACGTAAGAAATTTTAATCCTTATGCACGCAGGTCCTATGATTTGGCATTTTTTATGAAGCAAGTCGAAGATGATTTGGCGAGTGATTTGAAAATGAAAACAGTATTGTATTTGATGGATAATCAAGATGCAATTTTTCTAGACCCTGAGCTCCTTAACACTTCAAATACTGACGAACCAGAGAACTTTAATATGTATGTCAAATTGGCAGACGAGATTATTTTTCACAGAATTTTTGATGGTAAACTATACCCTCCCAAAGTCCGTTATACCGTTGACGTACGCCCAAGCTTGAAAAACATCCTTAAAGGATTGACTGACATTTTTTCCGGGGAAAATTTGTATTTCGAGTATATGGCCTACGACCTAAGTCGGTAATATTTACTGAATACACTACATTTTATGACTAAGAATTTCGATTATCTAGGAAACACATTTCAACTACAACTTTTAAACCAACTCATTTTAGATAAAGAATTCGCTCAGTCGATTATCGATGTTTTAGAACCTTCTTACTTTGACAACAAGTACTTTAAACTTGTTGTGCAAATGGTAAGAGAGTACTATGGAAAGTATCAAACGACACCCAATTTTGAGACCCTTGAGCAAATAGCTAAAACAGAAATTAGCCAAGAATTAGCCCTCAAAATAGTTGTTGATACAATAAAGCAAATTCAAGATGCACCATTTGATGGAAGCGTCTTTGTTCAAGAAAAAGCATTAAAGTTCTGTAAGCAACAAGAGCTGCAGAAAGCAATGGACAAAGCACAAAAAATTATCACTAATGGTGATTTCGAATCTTATGACCAAGTTGAAAGTATGGTGCGTGAAGCACTTCAAGTTGGAGAGAGAGAAACTGGTTTATTGGATGTGTTCAGTGGTTTAGATGATGTTTTAAATGATGATTATAGACATCCGATTCCGATGGGAATCGATGGTTTAGATAGGCTTTTAAAAGGAGGTTTAGCAAAGGGTGAAATTGGTGTTATACTTGCCCCAACGGGGGTTGGAAAAACAACTTTAATGACAAAAATTGCTAACTCGGCCTTCAGTATGGGTTATAATGTTCTTCAGATTTTCTTTGAAGACAATCCTAAAATCATTCAGCGAAAACATTTCACAATTTGGACTGGAATTGAACCTGATAATCTCTCAATCAGAAAAGACGAAGTTATTGAAAAAGTTCAAGAAATTCAAAATACAATGCCTAACAAATTGATTTTGAAGAAACTTCCTTCCGATACCTTGACTATGAATCAAATCAAAAACCAAGTACGTAAAATGATTGCTGATGGTACAAACCTTGATATGATAACCTTAGACTATATTGATTGTGTGGTTCCGGACAACCTCAAAAATGATGAATGGAAGGCTGAGGGTTCTGTCATGAGACACTTCGAGGCAATGTGCCATGAATTGGGTATTGCCGGATGGACTGCAACACAAGGTAACCGGTCTTCAATATCATCTGAAGTTGTTACTACTGACCAAATGGGAGGGTCTATTAAGAAAGCTCAAGTTGGTCACGTTATTATATCAGTTGCTAAAACACTTCAACAAAAAGAAATGAAGTTAGCTACAATAGCAATTACAAAGTCTCGTTTAGGGCAAGATGGTGTCGTTTTCGAAAACTGTAAGTTTGATAATGAACTTATAGTAATCGATACAGAATCTTCAGTTACATTCCTCGGTTTCGAAGAACAACAAGAACAGAAAAAGAGTGATAGAATTAAAGAACTGATGGAAAAAAGAAAACAAAGGGAACAACCGAATAATTTGGTTTAACTCAACTATTTTAAATTATAGGCCATTAAAAAACTAAACAAAAAACAATGAACACAACAGATAATTCAATATCTAACGAACCTCCCTTTGTAATAAAGCGCAGTGGTGATAAAGTACCTTTCGAGGAGAATAAAATTATGAATGCTATTATAAAAGCTATGCAAGGCATTGGCAAAGTTGACCGTGAAATGGCTGAAAAAATTGCAAGAATAACTAAGAAAGGAATTTTTAGAAATAATAAAATTGGGACTCCCCATGTCGACGAAATTCACGATATGGTAGAAAACAAATTAATGGATAATGGTCTCAACGATGTTGCAAAAGAATACATCATTTATAGGTCAAAACACCAACCAAATATTTTTACTAAACGAACCAATTTAAAGCCTTACGAATACCCAAATTTAATTGAATATGTGGATGCTATTCGACATTCTTATTGGGTTCATACAGAGTTTAATTTCACCTCTGACATTCAAGATTTTAAAGTTCATTTGAATGAAAAAGAACAAACTGCAGTAAAGAGAGCAATGCTGGCTATTTCACAAATCGAGATTGCCGTAAAAACATTTTGGGGTGACATCTACAAAAAACTCCCTAAACCAGAAATTGGTAGCGTTGGTGCAACTTTTGCTGAGTCTGAAGTTCGTCATGCTGACGCATATTCGCATTTAATTCAGTTACTTGGTTTAAATAGTGAATTTGAAAATCTACTTGAAGTACCAGCAATTCGTCGTCGAATCAAGTATTTAGAAAAAACAATTTCTAATACAAAGGCTATCGATAATCAGGATTACTTTGAATCGGTTGTATTGTTTTCCATGTTCGTCGAAAATGTATCATTGTTTTCCCAGTTTTTGGTAATCATGTCATTCAACAAACACAAAAACGTATTGAAAGGAACAAGTAACGCTGTTGAAGCAACTTCAAAAGAAGAAAACATTCATGCTGAATTTGGTTTTGAGCTTGTTAATCTTATTAAGAAAGAAAATCCAAGTTGGTGGACACCAGAACTAGTTGAAGATTTAATTGAAGCTACCAAGGATGCATTTAATGCTGAATCTGAAATTGTTGATTGGATTTTTGAAAAAGGTAATTTAGATTTTCTCACCAAAGAACAAACAATTGAATTTATTAAACACCGTTTTAACCTATCTTTAAATGCTATTGGTATAGATAACGTATTTGAAGTTGATACTAAACTTTTGGAAACTACCGAGTGGTTTGATGATGAAATTCTCACAACAAAACACACAGATTTCTTTAACAAGAGAAGTATCAATTACAGCAAAAAATCTAAATCAATTACCCTCAACGACCTATTTTAATTTAACACTATAACAATAATATGGAAAACAGAAAACCTTTTGACTGGATTAACGACGAGTCAATTACATTCCTCCGCAGAGGATACTTAAGTGAAGGGGAAGAACCTCTAGAACGTATCAAAACAATTGCTGAGCACGCAGAAAAACTATTGGGCATTGAAGGGTTTGCAGAGAAATTTTACGATTATATGGGTAAAGGATGGTATTCTCTATCTTCCCCCGTATGGGCTAACTTCGGTAAAAAGCGGGGTTTACCCGTAAGTTGCTTCGGTTCTAATGTTGGTGACAACATCGAATCTATTCTTTACACTCAAGCTGAAGTTGGTGAAATGAGTAAAATGGGTGGTGGTACTTCTGGTTACTTTGGAAACATTCGTGGTAGAGGTGCTGAAATTACAGATAACGGGCACGCTCCTGGTGCGGTACACTTCATGAATCTATTCCAAAGTGTAGTGGATAACATTTCACAAGGTTCTACTCGTAGAGGAAGATTTTCGCCATATCTTCCCGTAGAACATCCGGACATTATGGAATTTTTGGAAATAGGGACTGAAGGGTTTCCCATTCAAGATTTGACTCACGCTGTTACAGTTTCGGATAAATTCATGGAAGAAATGATTGCTGGGGATAAAGCAAAGAGAGCTATTTGGGCTAAAGTAATTCAAAGAAGAGGGGAAATTGGTTATCCGTATATTATGTTCTCAGATACTATGAATAACAAAGCTCCTGAGGTGTACAAAGATAAAGACATGAAAATTTCCAATTCAAATTTGTGTTCTGAGATTGCTCTTCACAATTCAGAAGAAGAGTCGTTTGTTTGTGTGCTTTCATCTATGAATGTGCTTCATTACGACGAGTGGAAAGATACTGATGCGGTGGAAATGATGGTTTATTTCTTGGACGCAGTTGTTACTGAGTTTATTAGTAAAATTGACGATTTACGAAACAACGGAACATTAGAGGGTCAACGTGCTTTCTTCTATTTAGAAAAAGCTTACAACTTTGCTACTCGACAAAGAGCATTGGGTTTAGGTGTGTTGGGTTGGCACTCCCTACTTCAATCTAAGGGTTTACCTTTCGATAGTAGAGAAACCGCAAAACTAAACGTGGAAGTGTTCAAATTGATTAAAGACAAATCTTACAAAGCTTCCTCAGAACTTGCGGAAATGTTCGGTGAACCAGAAACTTTAGTGGGATATGGTAGAAGAAATGTAACGTTGAATGCAATTGCTCCAACAACTTCTTCTGCTTTTATTCTAGGACAGGTTTCGCAATCAATCGAACCAATTTGGTCTAATTGTTATGTAAAAGACGTTGCAAAATTAAAAGTAACAATTAAAAACCCAATATTGAAAAAGTTGTTGGCAGGAATCGGTAAAGATAATAAAACAACTTGGGATAGTATCAAAAAACATGATGGTTCTGTACAACATCTTGAGTTTTTATCTGATGACCAAAAAGAGGTTTTTCGGACTTTTGCGGAAGTCAATCAATCTTCAATTGTTAACCAAGCAGCGGTTAGACAAGATTATATTGACCAAGCACAGTCTTTAAACTTGATGGTATCTCCGGATATGCCTACTAAGGATGTGAACAAACTATTAGTCGATGCTTGGCAACTTGGAGTTAAAACTTTGTATTACCAACATTCAATGAACTCGGCTCAGGCTTTCGCGAGGAAGAAGTTGGGACTAAATGATTTAGCTTGCGTGGCATGTGAGGCATAAAGATTATTTTTCCTTTTAATAAATAAAAAACCCGACACATCAGTGTTGGGTTTTTTGTTTTATTATAAAAAGTTTAGGACTATATTTATCTGATATGGCAGATGGCGTAACATATGGATTATCATTTCCTTTTGAAAATTCAACTAAAGGGGATTTTCTTTTATTAACGGAAACACAATTTGCACAAATACGAAGTGATTTGATTCACCTTCTTTTAACAAAAAAAGGCTCTAGATATTACCTACCGACTTTCGGGACTAGGTTATATGAATTTTTATTTGAACCTTTTGATGGGTTAACATTTGATGCAATCGAGGCTGACATAAGAGATTCGGTTCAACAATTTATGCCAAACTTGTTGATAAATAATATAACAATCGAGCCGGCAGACCCATTAGAAGAAGTTCCACTTGCTCGTGGTGAAAGTATACCTGGACAAGCAAAAGATAATGTATTTAGAGTTCCTGGAAAAGGAACCTCGGAATACACTGCAAAAGTAAAAATCGATTACGCAGTAGATAATAACACTTTTGCCCAAAGTGATTTCATCATATTGAATATTTAACAATATATGGCTAACAACAGAATTTCCTATACTGCAAGGGATTACGAAAGTATAAGAATAGAATTACAGAATTATGTAAGAACTTATTATCCAGAACTTATTCAGGATTTTAACGATGCTTCAGTATTTTCTGTTTTTTTGGATTTAAATGCTGCTATTGCCGACAACCTTCACTATAATATTGATAGGAGTATACAAGAAACTGTCTTGCAATATGCACAACAGCGTTCTTCAATTTATAACATTGCAAGAACCTATGGGTTGAAAATTCCAGGACAAAGACCTTCAGTTGCTTTAGTTGATTATTCTGTAACAGTTCCTGCGTTTGGTGATAAGGAAGACGAGAGATATTTGGGAATTTTGACTCGTGGGTCTCAAGTATTCGGAGCGGGAATTGCTTTTGAAAACCAAAATGACGTTGATTTTGCATCGCCATACAATAGTTCTGGATTCCCAAATAGAACAAAAATTCCAAATTTTGATGCTAATGGTAATCTTATTAATTACACAATTACCAAACGAGAGCTAGTTGTAAACGGAATTACTAAAGTTTTCAAAAGGGTAATCAATCCTGCAGATGTGAGACCTTTCTACGAATTATTTTTACCTGAAAAAAATGTTTTAGGAATTACAAGTGTGCTTTTAAAATCTGGCACCAATTACACAAATGTACCAACAGCATCTGAATTTTTGGGTTTAGATAATAGATTGTTAGAAGTAAGTGCATTAGCTGAGGATAGGGTTTTTATCGAAGACCCAACAAAAGTTTCAGACCAACCTGGTATCAAAGTTGGAAGATATATTCAAACTAACAACAGATTTATTACTGAATTCACACCAGAGGGATTTCTCAAAATGACTTTTGGAGGGGGTACTACCTCTGCACAAGACCAATTGAATGCTTTCACTAATTTAGGAACACCAATCAATTTCCAATCACTAAGTAACAACTTCTCGTTAGGTTCAACATTAATTCCAAATTCCACTTTATTTGTTCAATACAGAATTGGTGGTGGTTTGGCAACCAACATAGGAACTAATGTTATCAATCAAATTGGTACTGTTTCATTTTTTGTGAATGGTCCATCGCAAACAATTAATTCATCGGTTATTAACTCTTTAAGATGTAATAACCCAACAGCGGCAATAGGAGGTTCAAATGTACCAACAACTGAAGAGGTTAGAAATTATGTTAGTTTCAACTTTTCAGCCCAACAAAGAGCAGTTACTGTTAATGACTATGAATCTCTTTTGAGAAATATGCCAAGTCAGTTTGGAGCACCAGCAAAAGTTTCAATAACGGAAAATAATAACAAGATTTTAATTAACTTATTATCTTTTGACACTTCAGGTAAATTAACAAATATTGTTTCGAATACCCTCAAACAAAATGTTGCTAATTATCTATCTAACTACCGAATGATTAATGACTACATTCAGGTTACTACTGCAAATGTTATTGACCTTGGAGTTGATATCTCAGTGGTTTTA